TTACCAGTAGATGGCAAAGGTGTTGATTCAGATGTGGCTCGTTCATCTAACGATTGGCACGAGTTTAGGGAGTATCATAAGGAACATAATCCTATTAGGTATTTCATCAACAACGACTTTGAAGCAATTTTCATTTGGCCTTGGTCTATGAGATTACGTCGATTGACTGATTGGGTTCGTTATAGAACCACTAGACGTTATCGCGTTATTAAGACAGGAATGGAGCCTGGATATGTTGATGTATCTGAGAAGATGCTTCACGTAAACTTTAATATGCTTAAAGATTTCATTGAAGTTGAAAAGGCATATATGTGGACTTGGCACGAGAAAGAAACCAACAACAAGTCTGAGCAACCTGGAGTGTCTCATCTACTTTGGGAAATGGGATTAGATAATGATGATTCTTGGAAAGGTAATAAGACACAAGCATCTAATGCCAGAGAACAATATGAATTATATGATTGGTGGACAAACCAAAGACCATATAGACAAGACGATGCTATGGAAGAATGGGAAGCGTATCATACTTTAAAGAAAGAGATTTATGGTGATGATGCTGATAACTTCTTTAGAGATGATTTAGACACTAAAGAGTTAAAGAAACTTCAGAAGAAGTGGTTAACCAAATCAAATAAGATTGAGAAGGATAATCTTAAAGAAGATGAGAAGATGCTTATTAGACTTGTTAAAATTAGGAGTTCGTTATGGACTTAAATGTTATGGAATATATGAAGTACAAAGAATATAAAAAATATATCGATCAAGGACTACTATGAAAAATGTAAGCGACAGTTTAGATGATTTATTGGAAATGATGAGAGCTTTGAATAAGAAGTTGGATGAGATTATAAAGAGAATTGATGGGTAGATTTATAAATGCATTACAAAGCCACTTGGAGGAAAAAGAAATGGGAGCTTTAAAAGAACATTTTGAAGAATTAGAAACAAAACATAAATTAGAGGTTGGTGAACTCGAAATGAGAATCATCGACCTTGAAACAGAATTGTCAATGATCAGAGAACGATACGATTCGATGTGTGGTAAGGTAAGAACCAACGCCAATGATAAACGTAATGAAGGTGATCATTTTTTAAGTAGTTACGGTAAAGATAGAAATGGTCCGTGGAATTAGAAGCCATTGTTGATTATTGCAGAGATCATTTATATATAAGACATGATCTTGATATAATCATAACAGAGTGTTGCCTTAAGCATGATGGTGCATTAGGCTGGTGTTATGATATACACGACGGGGAGATTGATATTGAGTTAGATACCAATCAATCAAATGAAAGCATGATGCTTACGTTATGTCATGAGATGGTTCATGCATGGCAATTCTCTCAAGGTAGAGAATCATGTGAAGCTGAAGCGAATAGATTAGAGGAGACTTTATACAATGGCTATTTACACACAACCAATAGGTAACGGTAAACGATACGTAATGAATTGGGAAGATTACATGAAACACGGTTTTAAAGAAGAATTATCAACAGTAGAAGATATGCCTAAGCAACATAAGCTAGATTATATGGAATTAATGAGACAGGAGATGGAAGATGAACAATCAGAAATTAATAAGTGAATACTACCGCGAAGATAAAGCAGTAGCAAAGATTTATAGAGTTATTACTGACATGGATGGAGATCATTCATACTATTCAATTACCTATAAAGATAAAGATGGAGTTAGATTAGGAGCAGAAGACTTTCCATTTAAGTCATTACAATATGTTGAAGACGCGGCTGAAAACTGGACGTTAGGGATTAAGGTGTTATATGGATGATTTTGATTTTGGTTTTACCCTCATCGATGAGAAAGATTTAGACTCAGTCCAGCAATTAAGTAAGGTGGTAGAGCAAAGCTCTAGTAATTATGATTCAGCCCAAGAGAAATTGGATGAGTTATATAATGCTATTACCCCACTACTTAATAATTTAAAAGCTGATCCATCACGTGAGTACATCAAGTGGCCTGATCGTGTTGCTAAGGTTGAAGCCTTCGAAGAATTTATTTCTGATATTTATTCGAAATAGCTGTTGACCTTTGATCCGTTTGAGTGTATAATGTAATTATAAACAATCAGAAAAGGAACTACATTATGACAAGAGAAGATAAATTAAGAAGTGAAGCTAAGGCACGCAACCTATTAAAAGCGTTAGGAAAGTCTGCTAAAATTACAAGAACAACATTAGATGCCAATCGCCCTGAGAATATGTATAACTCAGACTTAGAGATTACAGAAGGCTGGGAAGAGTCAGGCATCATGGAAGTGGCTCGTAATACTATGGGAGAAGACAGTGGCTGGTAAAAAGAAAGTAAGAGCTAGAACTAAGTTTGGTTTAGCAGCTGCCCCTATCGATGGGGCATTTAGAGAATTCATTCAATATGTTCATCGTGAGGTGGATTCTAAAGAGTATGGGGAAGTAGTAAAGAACTATGTTAAACGAAAGTTTGATAGGGAAAATGCCAAGGCCATATTATCTGTTCCAGCATGGGAATACTCGTCTAGTCATATGGCAGGCATCTGTTACTGGGATTCATTAGACAACAAGTTTGACTCAGGATATGAGCATGCTATAAAATGGATCAATGATAAATTTACTGATTTTAAATCTCGAGGAACTTCTATCATATCTGATAAGAAGCCAACTGTTAGAATGTTAACTCCAGTAGAACGAGCTATCATTAAGATTAACTCAACTATTATGGAAGACTTATATGCCATTGAAGATAGATGGCATGTTGGTAAGACAGTCGGTAAGTTTGATCTATATAATAAGTTAAAGACTTACGAGATTAAGCGCTTTGTTGAAGTAGAAGCTTGGATACATGAGCACTTAGACGACTATAAAGCTGTCATTGCTAAAGAGGATGATCAGATCGTAGAAGCATATAAACACCTGACAATCAAGGATTTGACGGCCAGAGTAGCGGTATTAGAGCAGTTTATTGGTGATGTTGATAACATGAAGCAGAGTATGAAGGCTACCAGGAAGGTTAAAATCTCTGTTAAGAAGCTTAAAGGGGCTGATAAGCAAGTGGAGAAGTTGAAATATCAAAAGGAAAATAGAGATTATAAATTGACATCTATCAATCCTATGAGAATTCCTGGATCGATGAATATGTATGCATTCAACACTAAGACGAGACAACTAATGATATTCATATCTAATAATCCAGATGGAATAACTGTTACAGGATCAACAATTAAAGGGTTTGATAAAGAGCTAAGTATGGTGCTAAAACTGAGAAAACCAGGGGACATTCTTCCTACTATATTGAAGAAGACACCAAAGCAAATCGAGAAGTTCGTTGGAACAATCAAGGCAACAAAGAAGGTTCCTTCAGGACGATTAAATCATGATGTAATAATATTGAGGAGTAAATAGTGGATGATATAAACAAGAAGTCTTTTTCGAGAATGGTAGAGAACTATATGATTAAACATAGTAAGGACTCATCATACATAGACGCTGTTGTTGAATTGTGCGAGCGGAATGACATTGACGTTAGAGATGCTAAAAAGCTATTATCAAAACAGCTGATTGATAAGATTGAATTTGAAGCTCAACAGGTTAACATGGTTATCAGAGATACTGAAACATCCCAATTAGCTGTTGACTTTTAGACACGTTTAGTGTATAATATATATTATGATTATGGAAGGTATAGACGCATATAAGTACAGCATGGCCATTAAGATGCACTTTAGTGGATCATATGATGCCATCAAGTACCATTTTAAAACAAGAGTATCCCAAAAGAGTTATTGGGGGAGACCAGATAAATACCAACTGACTAAGATTGGCAAGAGGTTCAACAAGGTAGAAGATATTATACAATACTTCGTAGCCCATAATCTTGCTGGCAATAGTTGGAGTGGTGATATGATTAGGGATGAGAAGACCTATACCGATCATATGAAACGAATCGAGAGTCTTTCTTATAATTTTAAGAATGAACTTGAAGATCTATCCGAGTATAGTTTAGACGGATTGCTTAGTTGTTATAAAGATAACTATCCAATCATTATAAATAAATACCTGGAAGAAACAGTGTCGATAGAGACAGTGTGTATTCTTAATGCATTAACAGGTTTTATTGAAGATGCAAATGGAAAGATTACGGAAACAATACTGTGGCCGGATCTATACAAAAAGGTGGTTAAGTATCAACCTTTCATAACCTTTGATAAAGATAAGATGATGAAGATTGTGCTTAATACATTTACATGATGATACAAAAAAATATAAAATAATATAACAATATACGGAGAAATAATATGGGTTTTGCAGACTTAAAAGAAAAAGCAATGAATATGGATTCATTGGTAGGGGCAGGTAATAAAGAAATTAAGAAAGAATCGTACGGCGATGATCGTATGTGGAAACCAACAGTGGATAAAGCTGGTAATGGTTACGCAGTGATTAGATTCTTACCTGCAGTAGAAGGTGATGACTTACCTTGGGCTAAGTATTGGGATCACTTCTTTAAGGGTCCTACAGGTCTATGGTACGTAGAGAAGTCTTTAACTACTATCGGTAAGGATGATCCAGTATCAGAATTAAATTCTAAACTATGGAATAATGGTACTGAAGAAGGAAAGGCAACGGCACGTAAACAGAAGAGAGGATTGCATTATGTTTCTAACATTTATGTAGTATCTGATCCAGAAAACCCTGAGAACAATGGCAAGACATTCTTATACCAGTATGGTGCTAAGATCTTTGAAAAGGTTATGGATGCTATGCAACCTAAGTTCGCTGACGAGACAGCAACTAATCCCTTTGATCTATGGAAAGGAGCTAACTTTAAGTTAAAGATTGCAAAGGTAGCTGGTTACAGAAACTATGATCGTTCTGAGTTTGGTCCTGCAGAAGCACTAGCTGAAGATGCTAAGTTGGAAGCAATCTATAATGCTGAGCACTCATTAAAAGAGTTCACTGATCCATCTACGTTTAAGTCTTACGACGAGTTGAAGGTCAATTTGACAAGAGTGCTTGGAGAAGGTGGTCATGTGACTACATCTGCTGAAGCAGTTGATTTAGAGAACACAGTTGTGTCTCCTATGGAATCAGCTCCTACTGCAGCTGCTCCATCTGAGTCAAGTGATGATACTATGAGTTACTTTGCTAAGTTAGCAGCTGAAGCGTAAGCTTTAAGTAGTTAATAAGAAGCCCCTTAATTGGGGCTTTTTTGTGTGTATAAATAATAACATGAGAAAAACATATAGCGGCAAATGGAAACCAAAGTACCCAGAAAAGTATAATGGGGATCATACTAAGATAACATATAGATCGCTATGGGAACGCAATACATTTAGATGGATAGAAAAGCAATCATGGGTTAGATGGTGGAATTCTGAAGAGACCATTATACCATACATTTGTGCAACAGACAAGCGTCCCCACAGATATTTTATTGACCTTACTATTAAGAGAATGGATGGAAAGGTTATATTAGTCGAGATTAAGCCACTTGATCAAACAAAAGCTCCTAAAAGAAAGAACCTTAATGAAGCATTGACTTATATGAAGAACACTTCGAAGTGGAAGTATGCTAAAAGGTATTGTGATGATAGGGGATGGAAGTTTGAGATATGGACTGAGAAGACACTAGAGAGTTTTGGAGTTCCTGGTATGAAAAGGGTAAAGAAGGTTCCATGGAAACCCCTAAAGAAAAAGATCAAAAAGAAGATCAAAAAGTAATATAAAT